TGGACGTCTTTCTTGATTTTCTTGATGCGGTGGACGTCTTTCTTGATTTTCTTGATGCGGTGGACGTCTTTCTTGATTTTGAAAAATTTATTGGAATGGATTGTATAAATTCTCTTATATTAATTTCATTATTCAAAGGCATATAATGACATTTTGAAGTGAAAATAGAAGATGTACAATCTAACGAGTTCTTGTCTTTATCTCCTTGAAGAAAAATAAAGTTTTTGTTGTTTAGTATTAATTTATAAAAAGATTCATCAATTCCTAATTTTGATAATCTTTTTATGATATCTTCTTTATTATTCTTAAAAGGTGTTATATAAAGAAGAAGATGAAGAGGTTTTATTTCATAATAATCATAGACTATGTTAGTGTTAAAATGCCCTGAATTATAAAATGAAACAATATCTTTTAATAAAGGAGCTTTATGATAAAAATAAGAAAAGAGATTGGAATATGAATTATTAAAATAATATTCTTTTATCCATATCCATCCTTCTAAATATTTTTGTATCTGTAAAGGCTGGATATGGTATATTTTGTTATAAATATCAGAATAATTATCGTATGGATATTTATATTTATTTAATGTTTCATAAAATATATCATTTGTATTAAATATTTTTGAATAATCGTCAAGTTTATATTCGATTTGGTATCTTATTTTATTTTCTAATGAATAGGAAGATGTTTTTTGTTGATGATATTTATCTTTAATGCTTTGTGTCTTATTTTTTAATTCTATTTTAAAATTTGTTTTAGAAAGATCTCCTAAAAAGATATTGTAATCAAATTTTTTAACGTAATTAATTAAATATTGCTGTAAGATTTTTAAATCTAAAATAAGATAATCTAATGGATTTTTAAGTATTTTATTCCAATCTATATATTTTAACATTTGATAATGGTATAGTTGAAGATTATAGAACTTGTTATTTCTAACTTCATATATGAATTTATTTCTAAAGTTTATATCATAATTAACATAAAAGTAATCCATTATATTTCTATTTATAAAAATATATTCTAATTTAGATAATATCTCAAGAAATTTGAAAAGATTTTTGTTGTTATCAAGAATATAAGTTTTATGATTTAAATAATATAATAGATATGAATCTATAAGTATAAAAAGATCTGATTCTATTTTTAAACTTTCTACTTTTGGCAAAAAATCATTTCCAAAAAGATTAAAAATATATATAATATCATTGATTATTTTTTGATTATCAAAATTTATTATTTTTTTACTTTTAATATAATCAATTAACACCTTTTTGAAAGAATTTACATCTAAATAATTATAAACATATTGGTATATTCCTTCTTCATCTATATAACTATTCTTTTGATCATGTCTAAAAAGTATTATATTTTTTAATTCTAACATTGATAATAAAAGTATCATATCCGAATCTGGTGAATAAACAAAAACATTATCTAGATTATTGTATTTTATATATCTTATTATTTTCATTTCTCCTTCTCCTTCTTCGTTGAAATCTGATATTTTTATATTGACATTCTCAATCTTAATTTGTTTTAATAATAATACTAATTCTTCCATAAATTTTGTTGCAGGAGATATTAGTATTTTTTCAAATGATTCTTTTTTTGTTTGATTTTCTAAGGATAATCTTTCTTCAACTATACTATTTATAATATCTGCCAAATATCTTCGTTTTTTTTGTTCAAGCATTTTAGCCATAGACGGAACTCCATCTATGGCAATGTAAACATTATTAGCCTTTACAATTGAAAAAAGATTTATAAGATATTTTTTTATTTCTTCAAAAATATTAATTGTTTTATAACTTTTTATTTTAGAAGTAGATGTAATAGTATGTATAATACTATTAAAATCTATTAAAAGATGATCTGTTTTATATATAGGATAGGGCTTTTGTATATTTTTAATTATATTAAATTGATTGTAAATTGAACTGAAGAAACGTTCTACTCCCATTTATATTTAATACAAATATTTATAAATTTCTAAATTTATAAATAGATTAAACATATCCTAGAATCCATAATTTACAAATGAATTTTTCAAATCACTAAAAGACGATCTTTGAACTCCAAGTCTTTTATTAAAGATAAACCATTTATCGTCTTTCTGAAGTCTTTTCCATATCTGATCGTTAATATAATTCCAATGTTCGCCTGTTCTTTCTAACATTATTGATCCATATTCTAAACAATTTATTAATTCGTCATAGTATTTTTGATTAACTATATATCCAGATGCAGTAGCACTATCGTTAGTAATGCTAATAAGTTCATCGTAATCTTTTTTACTATAAGATTCATAAGATAACATTAATACTCTAAAATCAATTGATTTCTTAAAAAAACGATCTATATTATCTTTTAAAGTATTCTCGTCGACAATAAATTGAAAATCATCTTCAAATATAAGTACATTTTTATATCTTCTTTCTTTAGCTAACTTGATAACGTTTAAATGAGAAATAGTACATCCTAGACATGGATTTTCAGGTCTATATACCGCATTGTATCTTTCTATATTTATATTTAAATTCATTTTTTCTAATTCTTTTAAAATTTCTTCATTTCTATCTTTTCTTTTTTCAAGATTTATATAAAAAATGTGATCTATATTTTCCATAATAATTTATTTTTAAATTATGTTTTTATATATATATTTTGAAATACAGGAAATCTAGGTTTTCAAAATATTTTATAGTTAATATTGTTCCTTTTTTAAATATTTTTTCCAGTTCTTTCTTTGTTCATCTGCAAACCCTGACCCAACCTCAAATGTCCCTTTATAAGATTTATTAGAACGAGGAGCCCGTCTTACAATTAAATTTCCCATTACAACTGAATTTTTTCCTTTTCCTAGTTCTACATTTTCAACTACAACTTCATCATCAAAAAATCTTTTACTTTTAAAAGAGAATAACTTCTTTTTTTTTCATAATAACTATTGGGGTCTCTTAACATAGATCCTTCGCCTCCCTCTTTAGTCCAATTTTTATGCAATTTACTGAAATGTTCAGCACTCTTTATTTCTATATGATCAACAACTTCGACATTTTTTATTCCTTTTATCATATTTTTCAACATTTTATATCTTTCATTAAATGGCTTATCAACTAAAGGCAGGTCAAAAACCATATATTTTACCATTTTCCATTCTGAATCAACAGGATCTTTTTTTCTGACTACACCCATTCCTTCAAAATCTCCTCTTTTTATATATAATTCTCCATCTAGTAATACTCCTTCTGGTATTTTTTAGAGATGTTATCAATAAACCATTTAGGTGCTATAAAAGGTTTGTTATTCCTTGAAAAAAACTCTCCTCCATTAGATCCATTGTAAAATAACGCTCTATATCCGTCTAATTTCTCAGATAAAAAATAACCAGTTGGATCTCTTCCATCATATATATGAGCTAACATAGGCGAAAACTTTTCTTTTTTAAATTCTATTGATTTAGATGACTTTCTTGACACCCTTGATTTAGCTGGCTTTCTTGATGCCCTTGATTTAGACGGCTTTCTTGATGCCCTTGATTTAGACGGCTTTCTTGATACCCTTCATTTAGTCGGCTTTCTTGAGACCCTTGATTTAGTCGGCTTTTTGAAATATTAAAAATAAAAAACAAAAAATCAATAAAATAAAAAATAATAGAAACAAAAGTATTGTTCTATTTTCAAATCTTGTTATAATAGTTTTTACAGATTTTAAAGGTCCTTCTTGAATACTGCTTACAGATGTAAAAATATTTGATTGACATTCTTGTGAAAAAAAGGGGGTTTCTGGTCTAAAACAATTTATGTCTCCTCTTGTTGCCATGTATGATATATAAGAATCAATTTGATGGACAATTGGATAAGCTTTTTCTAGTAACTTTCTTGCTCCTTTTTTATTAATAATATAAGAATGAGTACAAAATGTAATCTCATTAATCTTACATATTTTATCGTTACAAATATCTTTAGAAAAAAATGGGAGAGGTTTTGAATAACCTAAAAAAATAAAATCCCAATCTGCTTGATATTTTATTACTTTATTTACAAATTCATTTATTTTATCTAAAGTTGTAAAATCCATTAAACTTATATCATCTTCAAATATTAAAAATGCCTGATTTTCTGATTTAGTTAGACTTTCCCATAATTTTAAATGAGATAAATAACAGCCAATTGCGCCTAAACTATTTATTTGTTGATCAATTGATCTTTCATTTTTTATAGTATAGTAAACACACGGATCTGTTATTTTATTTATAATTTCAGGATCTATATTTTTTCCATATACTGCTTCAAAACGTTGTGGTTTAATATTTATATCATTAAGAATTTTTGAAGTTCTATTCCATTTATCTTTATATAATTCTAAATTTATAACATAACAAGGTATATTTTGTATATTAAAATTCATTTTATTATACAAATAATTTTATAATTATAATAAAATGAAATCAAAATCCTCAAAAAACTCCGTTAAAGTATGTAGTATTTTTTCCTCCATTTAAACGAATATGAATACATAAATTTTAATCTCGAAAGGATATAAAATTTATTAAGAAGAAAGAGAAAGATAAATATTAAGAATATGATTTACAACGAGAACTGGCAATCTATAGAACAAATTGAAGGTGAAATTAGTTTTGAAGATTCACTGATGTGGTTATCATTTAAAATGTGCGATTTAATTCGTCTTCTCAGAATTCGTGTTGATTTTAGAACTAGAACAAAAAACTTTCTAATTACTTTGAGGGTTGTCGTTATAATATTGTCCGCGAGTTAAAAAATATGAGAGAACGATATGCAGAAAATAGAGTTAGGGATGATAAGAATAGACAAATTAATAATATTTTTAATCGTCTCGTTTTAGAGTTAACAGATGTTGTCGAGGAAATGAAAAAATTGGGATGATTGGAAAGACTTAACTAAAGAGTGTAAAATTTATTGACCGATTCGTTCTCATATAATTAAAAGTTGTTTATCAACTATAGTTGATAAACAAAGAAATTGTAAGTATCAGAGTAGGGATATATTATAGGTACTGGTTCTCTTACAACACCAACTGTAAGATTATTTTCAACAAGTACTTATTCTTTATGGAAGAATCGATAATTTATTATTAATCTTACACTCTAAATATGTGCGACGTTTCTAAATCTGATTTTGTAAAAATTAACGCTCTGGATCATCTAATAGTATCCTTAGAAGAGAAAAAAACTAAGTTTATCAATCGTTTCAGAAAAAAA